ACATGAGTTCGTTTCGGCTGATGCCGACTACGCCCGCCGCTGGTTCGGCGACGGCACGCAAGCTATCGAGACGCAAGGTGTCGGCATGGGCTGCACGTTGATCCGCCGGGATGTGCTGGCAAAAATCGCCTTTCGCCTGGACAGATTCGGCGCAAACGCTGACGACTGGGCATTTTCGCTGGACTGCATCGCCTACGGCATACCGCAATTCACGCACACCGGCGTCTTGTGCGGCCACATCGAAGGCGATGCGGTGTTGTGGCCTGACGTGGACGCAAAGGGGTTGGTAAGGAAAGAAAAGATATGAACACAGACATTGTCTACAAATACATCGGCAACGGCGCTTTCGTGGTGGCTGATGTGCCAGTGCCGGCTCGCGACATTGCTGAATGGGAAGCCATGTTGTCGCCGGCACTGAAGGCGGCCATTGAGGCAAACATTGCCAACGCGCCGGGGAGTTGTTTCGAGCGCGTGGAAGCGCCGCCACCGGTGACAACCACGAAGACGAAAGCGAGTGCCGCGCCGGTGGTTACGCCTGAACTAGCGGCCACGGCTGAATAGGTTATTGCCGCTCTAATTACATAAATCGCAACGTCTAACCGCCCAAGTGGGCCAGCGGCGTGTGAGTCTAGAAATAGGCTTGCACGCCGCTTTTTTGTTTCTATGGAGGATTTTAAGTAATGGCTACATACTCACCTTATTCCAATGCTAAGGTGCAACTGGGTTTGATCTGATCGTGGCCCAGTATAAACCCTTTCTGATTGACTTGAACGCTGAAACGCCAACAAGGGGCAAGCAAACGAAAGTTGTGCAGCCTGAGAGACTAAGTGAGAGGGCGCCGAAAGGCGATGCGATAGTCCGACCATACGCGAATAGAAGCGTATGAAACTAGCAGAAATGACTAGTTCGCAATATTTGTTGACAAAACAAGTATTGAAGCAACAAAAAGCGCGAATCGACAGCCGGAACCGCCGTCGCGGCATCTACAGTTTGGCGCGGCCCCTTCTCTATGATTGAGGATGCCCGCGAGCGCACAATCGTGGAGGAGCAAATCGGCGCCTTCGTCCAGGCAGAGCGAAGCTACGATTCGCTCATCTCTGCCCGTTGGTCACAGCCAGCAACGCCGCTCACCTACGAGCAAGTCTGTCACATTCTGGAAGCGGGTGTCAAGACCGTCACGCCCAGCGGCACCGGCGCCGTGAAAACGCGTGTCTACAACTATCCATTTTCGGGCACATCGGTCAACACGATCAAGACCTACACCATCGAAACCGGTAGCGCCACGGTGAGCGCCGATGTGTACGAGATGGAAATGGCGTTCGTGGAAGACTTCGAGTTCTCTGGGGCGTTCGGGGAAGCCTGGACGATGCAGAGTAACTGGGTGGGTCGCCAGATGACCGGCACCACGTTTACCAGCTCTCTGACGGCACCGACCGTCAACGACTGCCTATTTAACCAAACGCTGCTGTACATCGACGCCAGCGGTGGCACCATCGGCACCACGCAGAAAAGCGGCGTGTTGACGGCGGCCAGTATCAAAGTAAAAACTGGCTTGATGCAAGTGCCGGTCGGGGACGGGCATCTGTACGCGGTTGACTACAAGTGGACGCAGCCTGAGATCACGTTTTCTCTCACAATGGAATTAGAAGACGCCAGTATTGTGGCGGCAGAGCGTGTCATCTATCGCGCCAACGGCACGCGCCTGCTTCGCCTCAAGGCTTCGCCGTCTGCCTCGCTGCAATTCCAGGTTGACATGGCGGCCAAGTACGACAGTATCAGCGACTACGAAAACAGCGACGGCAACACGACCGTCACGTTTGAGGGACACGGCGTCGCAAGCAGCGCTGACAGCCTGGCGCTGACTTTTACCATCCTCAATAGCGTTGCCGCTTTAGGGTCAGGGGGCCATTAATCATGAGCTTTTTAGCAGAGCAAACCAAGATCGTTGACGTGGGCGGTGGCAATACCGTCACCGTGCGCAAGATGACATTCGGCACGCGTCAGCGCATTCTGAGCAAGCACACAAAGTTAGATGTGCGGGCGCAAGACGTGACCATTGACCAGGCTATGCTGCGCTTTGATCAATTGCGGCTGAATATCGTGTCGTGGGCTGGCCCAGACTTTGACGGCTATCTCGTCACCGACGAGAACATCGAACGGTTGCCGCCTGACATTGCCGATCAACTGTTGGGCGAGATTGACGAGTTCAACACCATCTCTGAGGACGAAAAAAAAGCATAGAGCAGGGCATGAACCGCACCATCATCGACGGGGTTCCCTCTCCCATCGGTGGGCGCTATGCAGTGGAGATCACGGTGTGTGAGCAGATGGGCTGGACGTATGCCGATCTGCTGAACACACCGGCGGACATGGTAGACGAGATTGTGATTCGGCTCAACGCACAAGGCAAAGCCGATCGCCAGCGGCAAAAAGTGCAAGAGCAGAAGAGCAAGAGCAAGGGCAAGCGGTAATGGCAAGCAAATTAGAACTGTCGGTCATCGCAAAGAATCAAGCATCGGCAGTGCTTAGACAGATCGGCGGCGACATTGCCGGGCTAGGCAGACAAGCAACATCGGTAAGCCAGCAACTTAAAGGCATGGGCTGGCGTTACAGCGCCGGTGCTGGGAGTGGGGCTGTCATCCATCAACGCCGCGGCGGATATGGAACAACTCGATATTGCATTCACCACGATGTTGGGCAGTGCCAGCGAAGCAAAAAAGCTTATGGAGGACTTGACCAAGTTTAGCGCACAGACACCGTTTGAAATGCCCGAAGTGGTAGCGGCGGGGCGGCAACTGTTGGCGTTTGGTATCGAGGCCGAAGATATTGAAACAACGCTACGCCAGTTAGGCGACGTGGCCGCTGGCGTAGGTGCGCCAATTGGCGATCTGGCTTATTTGTATGGCACGGCAAGCGCCAGCGGGCGATTAATGACCGTAGACATTAACCAGTTTGCCATGCGCGGTATTCCCATCATTGGCGCACTCGCTCAAGTAATGGGGGTTGCCGAGAGCCAAGTACGCGACATGGCCGCCGAGGGCGAAATTGGCGCTGAGGAAATGAAACAAGCGTTTGCGCTCATGGGTAGCGAAGGCGGCAAGTTTGCGGGCCTGATGGCGGCGCAGAGCCAAAGCGTCAAGGGTTTGTTCTCTACCGTCAAAGACAACGTGGGGCAAACGCTCACGGTCATCGGCAACCAAATCATCGAGACTTTTGATTTAAAGCGCTTGCTTGGGGATGCCATTGTTTATCTTGAGCAGATGCGCAACATGATCACCGACCTGGCGAAGAATAATCCGGCGCTGTTCAAAATGGCTATCGGTTTCGGCGTGGTGGCCGCTGTTATCGGGCCGGTTGTCCTGGGGCTGGGCATGGCAGCAACAGCGGTGGGGATGGCATTACCTGCGCTTTCGGTGCTGGGTGGCGTACTGTCTGGACTGGCGCTACCCTTTGCGGCGGTAGGAGCGGCGGCGGTAGCGCTGTACTATGACGTGGGCGGTGTGCGTACACTGTTGACCGACTTTGGCAAAGGTGCGTTCGATTCGCTACTTGCCAAACTGCCAGAGGTGCAAGCCATCGGCGCTGATGTTGCGGAGTCTATTGGCAATGTAGTTACGGCCATTCAAGACTTTCTTGCCGGCGCTGACATAAGCGCAGCGACCACGACGCTAACGCAATCATTTACAGGTGTAAAAAATGCGCTAGGTGAATTGTTCACCGGTGATATTGGTATCAGTGAATTTGCGTCAAAGATTTCTGATGCCGTATCTGGCATTCCCGCAATGGTAAGCAGCGTGTTTGCTGGCGCTGATTTTTCCGCCATGAAAGGCGAAATCATAACGGCGCTAGGTCTGGACAATGTGTCATTTGACCTAAGCGCATTGCAGACCAACATATCAACCGCCATCGGTAGCATTGATTGGTCGCAAGTTGCAGCGCAATTCAACACACTGAAAGACAGTGTTGGCACGGCGCTGAACTCGGTACGGGACGGGGTACTATCTAGCCTAACGGCAGCGGTCAACGGCATTGATTGGTCTGCCATCAGCCTGGATTTTGCCGGGATGATTGACAGCGTTACGTCCACGATTAATGGTATTGACTGGTCGCAGATCAGCATAGAGGACATTGGACTAGCGCTGGCCGGTGTTGTTATGCCGGTGTTGACTAATTCCATTCGTGGCATTGTTTGGGTGCTTAATAGTGATAGCTGGTCAGGACTAACGGCATCCGTGAAAAGCGCCCTGGCATCAATTGAGTGGGGCGAAATTGGGCAAAGCCTATCAGGGCTAGGCGCCGCTGCTATTGATGCCGTCACCGGTCTTGACTGGTCAACAATCACAGGCGCATTTGAGTCATTGCGATCCAGTGTATCAAGTACTATATCAGGACTTGACTGGTCAACTGTAACAAGCGCCTTTGGGACATTGGTGTCAACGGTTACTGGTGCGCTGTCCAGTATTGACTGGACAGCCGTTGCAACTGAATTTAACTCATTAAAAACCAGTGTGGTTACAGCAGTATCGGATATTGACTGGACAGCCGTTGCAACTGAATTTAACTCATTAAAAACCAGTGTGGTTACAGCAGTATCGGATATTGATTGGTCAACCGTTGCAACTGAATTTAACTCATTAAAAACCAGTGTGGTTACAGCAATATCGGATATTGACTGGGCGGCATTATCTACCACTTTTGAGTCTCTAAAAACAAGCGCGCTAAATGCCTTATCCGGCATTGACTGGTCTGGTGTATCAACCGGTTTTACAGCACTAAAAACATCTGTCGTAGACACGGTATCCGGCATTGACTGGTCTGGTGTATCAACCGGTTTTACAGCACTAAAAACATCTGTCAGTACGGCGATTGCCAACATCGATTGGGCCGGAATAGCGCAAAACCTAAACGGGTTAGCAGCCGCTGTATCAGCGGGAGTTTCAAGCATTGATTGGTCAGGCGTATCAAGTGCTTTTGACGCATTAAAAACAACGGTATCAAGTACATTAACTGGCATCAACTGGTCGGAGGTGTTGCAGAATTTTGTGGCATCCGCCAACACACTGCGGGACAATCTGATCCAGTCGCTTGCCGACAAAATCAACGGCATTGACTGGTCGCAGATTAGCCTGAATGTTGCCGGATTCATCAATAAAATCGCGTCCACGATTAGCGGCATTGACTGGTCGCAAGCGGTTGTCAACGTTGCTGGATTCATCAGCAGCATTTCCAGCAAGATCAGCAGCATTGACTGGTCGCAGATCAGTGTAGGTGCAATCGGCGCCGCGCTAGCGGCAGTGGTTGCGCCAGCGCTAACAGCAGGCATCGCCGGCATCGCTTGGGTAATCAGCAGCGAAAATTGGGGCAACCTCCTTAGCGCCGTTACCGGTTCGATAGCCGAAATTGATTGGGGGCCAATCGGGGAAGCCTTCGGTAATTTAGCGACAGCCGTTGTTGACAGCGTTACCGATATTGATTGGTCACCGATCAATTTCGCGTTCGGGAGCTTGGTAACGTCCGTTGAAAATGCCATTACCAACCTGGATTGGTCGAGCGTTTCAGCGCCATTCTACGCGCTCAAGGATTCCATACAGAACGCAGTAAATTATGCTTTGTCCACAATTTCGTTTGGTTTTCTTGGAGGCGGTTCGCCACCGCCACCGCCACCGCCGCCAACAAAAACAAACGCATCCGGCACCAAGTCCTTTGAAGGCGGTCTGACCTGGGTCGATGAACGTGGCGCGGAATTGTTTCGATTTCCGGACGGGCAATGGGCAATGGGCAGCGACAAGGGCGCCCATCTCATGGATCTACCCAAAGGCACCGAGATTTATAGCCACGAAGACAGCAAGAAAATGCTGGGCATGGGTGGATTAACGCCCATCGGCCAAAACGCCGATGGCACCACCACAGCAGCCACAGTAGCGCCAACGGGCAACGGCAATGTGTTCTCCGCCATCGCTTCTGCCGCCAACAATTTTGTCAAAGCGGGCGACAAACTGGGCAAGGCCGGCCAGGTCATTAGCGATTCGATGAAAGACCTAGAGGCCAACCTGCGCAAAGTGCCGGGGGTGTTTGGCGCGAGTCAAGTCACTGAGCAACAGATGAAAATGGGCGCGCTGGGTGTACCGCAAAACTTTGCTGATGACTGGTTGCGCCGCTTGACTGACGAGGTGGTCAACGGTGTGAACTGGGAAGGCGTGGACATTAAAGACGCGGCGCTGCGGGCTGGGCTTGATCCTGGCTTGCCCGCCGAGGCCATCCTGGAACTTGTTACACAAAAATGGAATGACAAGAGCCTGTTCGCCAACGCTGCCAACCTGGATTTAATCAATCAGGATGCCATCAAACAGGCACTAGAGACACAAGCGCAACAGGCGGCGGGTGAGCAGAATCTACTCAATCTGTTTGGTGTCACGCCGGAACAAGCACGCACGGCGGGCGCGGCCACCGGAACAGCGGCAGGCGGTGGGATGCTAACCGGCATTACACAGAGCCTCACAGGTAGCGGCGCGGGTCAGCAGGTAGCAACCAGCATCGCAACCGGCGTCACGCCCGAATCAATAGCGCCGGTTGGCGGTTCGGTTGTATCTGCGCTGGCGACGGAGCTAGGCAAAGAGGAATATGGCGTGCAGATGGGGGCGGCGCTGGCGGGGCTGTTCACCGGCTATCTGGACAAAGCCGACGCTTTTGTCGATGTGGCACAGCGCATCATGAGCAAGATTGCAGCACAGTTCAGCAACGTGGGCGCCCTAGACATGGTGGCGCGCTTCGTTGAGTCATTCCGTGCGCAACTTGGATCAAAGGATGCCATTTCATCCCTGACGGCAGTTGGTGAAAAGATCCTAGAGCTTGTCTTTCGTGGCTACCTGGACGAGTCACTGCGCCGCAATTGGGCAGAGGGTGTCAACGCCAAGGGCGACACATCCAATAAACAAGGCGGCCAAAGCACCACGAACCAGGGCAGCGGCAGCAATACGAATACGCCACCAACCACAGCAGGCAATGCCATCGGCACAAGCTCCTGGCGGGGTGGTATGACGTGGGTCGGTGAGACGGGGCCGGAGTTGGTCAGCTTGCCACCACGGACACGAATCTTTAATCCAGCCGAATCAATGGCCCTTGCGGGCGGCGGCGGCGATGTGTACGTAACGGTCAACGCCACCGTAAGCAATGCAGTCGATGTTGAGCAACTAGCCTATCGCGTAGTCGATGTAATCCGAAAGCGACGTTAACAAATGCCGCACGCACTCAGTTTGACCGATGGCACGACAACCGTAAGCTTATCGACAAGCGGCGTATTTCTTACGCAGTACACGCCCAGCGCGCCAAGTGTTACCGGTGCGCCCAATTACGACTATGAAACCATCACCGAAACTATCGAAATGATGCCGTATGCGTCCAGTACCAGCACATTACAGGCAATCGTTAATAGCATTGATCTTCTACTGGAAGAGGCACGGCTACGGCAGGAAAGAAACAGCGAACCGCGTGTCTATCTACAATATCAGGTAGATGGTGAATCGGACACCTACCGCAGCGAGATCCTTTACGGTCACCTGGAACTTGGTGAAAATGCGATGGCGGTCTGGGGTAACTATCAAGTACCAACACGCCTGTACATCACACGTCGCCCCTGGTGGGAGGGGCCACGGACAGAGCTATCAATCAGTACCAGCGGAAACAGCGCCGGTACAGGCGGCAAGCCGATCACCAACACCGCGGCCAACTGGATTCAAATGGCAAGCACGCAGGTTGGCGGGGTACTGCCTACGCCGATTGAATTGCTGCTGACAAACAACGGCGGCAGCGGTGTTGGTTATCGAAATTTCTACATAGGCACCAACGCCACTAGTGGCGCCAGCCTAACACACAACTATAGCGGCGGGTCGGTGACACTGAGCCTAGTCAGCGGCATTTACACAGGACAGATTACCATTGCACTATCGGCAGCAAATATGGCGCTGACGAAGGGCAAACCGTTTCGGATTCTAACGCGCTTCACCACACAAACGGCCAGCGTTTACTGTA